CTTTGACCTTTGTGCCGAGCAGCTCGCGGCCGGTTGCGATGGCGAGTGCCTCGACGGTCACCAGGCTTGTCTTCCCGATGCCGCCTGCGGATGCGAGGACGCTGACGTAGTGCCGGATGTAGTCGAATCCGTAGACCCAGCGGCGGCGGGGGATTTCGCTGGCGTCGAATCGGGTGAAGGGCGTCGGCCATGCGTCGGGATCGTGCGGCGGGTCGGCGGCCGGGATGTCGTCGGGGGTGTTGTCGATGTCGAAGCCGTCGTCCGCGACAGAAACTCCCGAGTTACTGTCCTCGAACTCGTCGGCTGCCGCAGGCTCTGGCGCTGCCGGAGCGGCGGCCTCCTGATCGACGGGTGCCGACACCATGTCGAAATCGTCGAGGCTGTCAGCGGGCTGCGCAGGGGCTGGCAGGAGGGTTTGCGCGCGCAGCTCGCTGCCGTATGCCCGGACGGCTGCCTTCATATCGCCGCCATGCTCGAAGTGTGCATAGAGGTCGAAGGCGTCACCCCAAGTGAACGAGTGCGGGCCGAGGGTCTTCGCCCTGCCGAGGCCGTTGGCTGCGTCGGTTGACGAGAGGCTGACCCAGTGGCTGCCGTAGTCACGGGTGGCGAATGAGGCGGAGGTTTGCAGCGGCGATCGATAGTGTGAGGAAGACCCGCGCCGGGTGTATCCGTACTTGTCGAGGAGGTCGGCGATGGTGTGGCGGCTGTTGAACTCGTCGACCGGGTCTGCTTCCTGCGGGCGCTCGAGGCGACGGGCTGCCCGCTCTCGTTCACGGGCCTGCCGATCGGCGGCTGCCTGGGCGATGGCCTCCTGCTCGCGCTGTTGGCGGGCGTGCATCTCCATCTCGAGGCGGCTGCCTTCGAGGTCGAGGGTTCGATCCTTGACGACCATTGTGTCGTAGTAGGCGGGCGCGCCGCCGGGCTTGCGGCGGTCTGGCGGGATGTTGGGCAGATAGATGGGCTGCCCGCAGCGGGCCAGCGCGGGGTCGCATTGGATGCCGCGCTTTGCCATGAGGTCGAAGAGTGTGGCCTGCGTGTCTTCGTATTCCGCGCCTGTCAGGATCTGCTTGATCGGGATGAGGACGCGCCATTTCTGCTCGTGCTTGCTGGCGCTGGATGACGAGTAGACGATGACGGCGCACCGGCCTGTGATCTCGTGGACGGCATCGACGATGGCCGGCTTGTCGTGGTTGCCTGTGTCGATGTCGAGGGCGAGCATGCGGTATTGGCCGCGTTGGCGCTGGGCCTCGTGCGATCTGCCGTCGTGGTGTCGGTAGGTAGACGGGATGATGAAATCCGACTCGAGCTTCTCGACCGCGGTCGGCGCGCGCACGCGGGAGATGATGCCGGCGAAATCGATGCCGTCGTATTCCGCGCCAAACTGCTCGATGAGTGTGTTGTAGGCCCCGTGGGCCAGCAGGAACATGGGCTTTTGCATCACGCCGGCCTATGTGTAGTGTTGCCAGCGCGTGCCGCATACTCTATCTTGTGCATCGCGGATCTCTCCCATCTGCATTGTCGTACCTCGAACTTGACCCCGGCCGCGACCTCCCCGCGACCGGGGTCTCTTTTTTCAGAAGGGGATGTCGTCCCCCAGCACGTCTTTGATGGGTTTGGCAGGCTCCTGCACGCGGGGCGCAGGGGCTGGCGCGGCGGCCGGCGCGAAGTCGTCGAGGCTGCCAGACGGGCTGCCGTCGCTGTCGAAATCATCCAGCCCGCCGTCGCCGTAGATCGGCTGCGTCACCTGCACGGTGTCGAGGATCATGCTGATGCCGCCCTTGCCCTCGGGGTCGACGGCCGGGAAGGCCCATGCCCGAATGCTGCCGACCGAGCCTGACCAGATGGCGAGATCCGCCAGCGGTGCCTTCGATGCGTCAATCACCTTCGGCGCGCTGTTGGCGGTGCCGTCGCCTTTGGTCCCCGTGCGCTTGGCCGTGAACGTGACGGTCTGCCCGTCCTCGGCCTTCTTCATGCCGAAGACCTTGCTGAACGCGGGCAGCTTCGGGTTGCGGCCGCGGCATCCTTCGTAGTGCTGCTTGAGCTGGCCGTGCAGCGCGCGTGCGTCTTCGGTCGGCATGGACCATGCGACGGACCATGCAGCGCCCTGCGCCGTGGGCTGGCACGGCTCGCTGGCCTGCTTGCCGGTGTTGAACCGGTATGTCTTGTCGAGCTTGGGGTAAACGAGCTTCACCCCTTTCACGAGTACTTTGAAGAAGTCAGCGTTGTCTGCCATGAATCTCTCCTATGGTTGGCAGTTGGGTTAGACGTTTTCCGGGTTGATGCCCTGCGGCGGCCAGTCCTTAAGCTCCATGCCGAGGTGCAGGCCCATGTCCGCGAGCTTTTCCTTGACCTCCATCAGAGATTTGATGCCGAAGTTGGGCGTCCGAAGCAGCTCTACTTCAGTCTTTTGGACCAAGTCGCCGATGTAGGTGATGTCGTTGTATTTGAGGCAGTTGGCCGGGCGGCATTGCAGATCAAGCTCGCTCACCTCTTTCCTAAGGAGTGCGCTGAACTCATACATATTCGGCTTGGCTGGCATATGCAGCCGAGCCTGAAGGATGCGGGTGGCGTGGGCGACAGCGTCCTCTTGCGAGAGCGAGCCATCGACCTCGACCTTCATTGTCAGCTTGTAACGCTGCCCGTCGCGGGATGGCCTTAACTCGTAACTGACCTTGTTGGTGAGCGAGTGCATCGCTTCGGTATATTCAAAGTTGAACGCCATTGATCTCTCCTTTGCTGGCGGTCTTCAGAAGTCTTCGGGGTCGTCGGCGGTCATCCAGCCGGGCTGGCTGATCATGTTGACCTCGGGCCATCCGGTTGTGTAGTCGCCTTTGGCCTGCGCGTCACGAATCTTCAGCAGGGTCTGCGTGATGATCTGCTGGCAGGTGTCGAGGTAGTCGGCATCGATCTCGTGGATGCAGACTGCGTAAGGGGCGTCCTTCTCGATCGCGAAGAAGAAGAACCTGTCGGCCTCGTGGCCTGCGTTCTGTAGCACGCGCATGTAGAAAGCAGCCTGGATCGCGTAGCCATACTGGTGAACATCGCGCGAGAACTGCCGCGGGCTGGCCGACGTGCAGGTCTTCAGATCGACGACCATCGCGTCGGCCTCGATGTAGATGTCGGGCCGGCATTTGATCTCGACGCCCGTGATCCGATCGGTGGCGAACACGCTGCCCTCGGTGATCCGCGGGCGATCCATCCATTCGGGTGCCTGCACGAGGGCGGCATGCGCGATGTTCTTCGCCAGATCGTATTCGCCTTGGGGCAGAAGGATGTAGCCGTCGAGGTCGGCGGCCAGCTTGGCATCCTTCCACGCGGTGCCGCGGCGGTCGCCCGGTCCGCAGCGGACGAGATCCTTCTCCGGCTCCAGCACGAGGGCATGCACGGCCGAGCCGAGGTCGAAGGCCGCCGACTCCTTGCGAGGGGCGAGCTGCCAATGGCGCAGGGATTTCAGATAGACGGCCTTCACGTCCGAGCTGCTGATCGCAGGGTGGGCGTGGTAGGCTTCGTTCGACAGGTCTGTTCGGATCATCTCTTCCCCCATCCGTAGAGTGCAATGAGTGCTGCCTCGGCTCGGCCATCGTGCTTGGCGAGCTTCCACTGGTCGGCATCGTCGGGCCATGTCAGAGACGCAAGCTGCCGGCTGGCTGCCTTGTCGGCCGACAGGCGCAGGGCCTTCTTCCACGCCGACGGCTCGACGAATCGTGTCGGGATGCCGGCGAAGGCGAGGCATGCTTGCAGTATGCCGAACCCCTCGGCGATGGTGGCGACGTGTCGCACCCCGATCTTCGGCGGGTAAAACGGGCGCTCGACCCATGCGACATGCACCTTGCCGATCGCCGACAGCAGCTCGCGCCGGCCGTCGATCGTGTCTGGCATGTCGTAGGTAGTTACCTGCCATTCGGCAACGTCAAGAGCGGCGAAAGCCCCCTGCTTGCCGGGGTCGATCCCGAGGATAATCATGTCGCCTGCCTTTCGACGTATGCCGTCAGGGCGGCGAGATCACGCTCGGTCGCTTCCTGCTTGTTCGCCATCAGCCGCCAGAGCCTGTCGTATTTCATCCCTGTCGCCTGGGCGACGGCCGTGAGCCGCCGGTCGCCGAGCCGTTCGCGCAGTGCTTGCATCGTGTAGAGCATGGTTGGCCCTCCTTCGACATGGAACCTAGACGCATGCCGCGCGGCTGGCAACGGGGCGCGTGAGATTTTTTTCGCGGGATGTGTAATTGACTGTTGACTGTGTCGAGGGGGTGCTTATGTTGTGTGCCATAGAGCAACGGGCAGAAGCCCACAGAGGAGAGACCGAGATGACCATCGCCATGTTCAAGCTGACCACCCACGAAGCGCGAGTTCTGGCTTTCTGGAAGGCCAACGTCAGCGCGGAGTCGGCCGCCTACCTTGAGATGCTGATTGAGCAGCACGACGAACACGCCGTCGAGGCTGGCCCGCACGGCGGCTTCTGCGAATACACCCGCGAGATGCTGGCCCCCATCGTGGCCGAGATCAACGAGCGCCTTGAGACGATCCTTGAGCGCTATGCAGATTGGGCATCCGACTGACGGAAACGGGGGGCTTCGGCCCCCACCATCCACCACGGGAGAGACAGATGACCGAGATCGACACCCTCAAAAGCAAGGTCGCCAAGCAGCGGTCGGAGATAGCCAGACTTGAGCACAAGGTGGCCGAGTTGGCGATGGACAAATTACAGATGCACCGGGACATCCTAGTCCTCAAAAGCAAACTGGGAGAGAGCAATGATTGACAGATGGGTCGAATGGCGCGTCGTCCTCGACGGCGGCGTGTATGAAGATCAGGACGCGACGGCCGTCTTCTATGTCAGGCCGCATGACCACACCATCGAACTGGAGACGTTCCTCGTCGAGGGTGTGATCTATGATCACGACGTGATCAAGGCGCAGATCGGCAAGCAGGCGATGGCCGACCTCATCAGGCGGGCCGACGCATGGTGGAACGATGATGGCTACCGCAACTGGCGGGCAGACAACGAGTGGAATGGAGCGCGGTTTCATGCGTGAGGATCTTGGCAGAATGGCGAAGCACTTCGAGCGGCTGCAAGACGACCCGACGAAACCCAGCCTGCGCTGCCTGCTGGCGGGTGCGGCGGCCGGCGCATTCGGCATCACCGTGCTGCCCTGGCTGGCGGCGGTCATCATCTCGGGGAGCTGGTGATGACCGAAGCACAACTCGGCGAACTCATGCGCGCACAGGCGCTGAGAGAGGGCCACAGGGCGCTTCTGCCGAAGACCGACACGCAGGCCGCATGGCGGTCGGATCAGGCTCACGAGCGCCACCAGCGGCTGGGCGAGGCTATCTTCGAGGTGTTGCGGCAGGCAGACCGCCCGCTCATCCTGCGGGAGATCGTGCAGGCTGTTGACCCGACGAAGCATGACGCAATCAGCAATGCCTTACGGCGGTTCAAGGCGTCGGGCGTGGCGCGCACACAATACATCCCAGAGCGCGTGGGGAAGAACAATATCGGATGGAGGCTCGCATGAATTTGATCGTGTTGACCGTCGTCGCAAGCACAAGCATCACCGCCGACACAGGCTACGTTGGCGTTTACAAGGACATGGACCAATGCAAAGAGATGCAGGACATCTACATCAAGCACCTCGATCCGACCGCGATCATGGTGTGCGACACCGTGACCAAGAAGCAGCCCGTGTTGATCCCGCCGCCGAGGCCCGCCGGATTGAAGCTGCCGTGATCGAGGCGTTTAGGATCGTGTTCAGGAAGATGGAGGAGGGCAAGCTGTGAGCGACAACCAACACGCCCGCCTGCGTATTCTCGCCCGTGCCGCCGAGGTGACGGGCGGCGAGAGGCAGGATAGCTACGGCCCCGTGAAGCAGAACCTGCAACGGATCGCCGACCTCTGGACGGCCTATCTCGACTGCGGCGTGAAGCTGTCGCCAGAGGCGGTGGCCTGGATGATGGTGCTGCTGAAGATGGCGCGATCGGAAGCAGACGGCTATCACGAGGACAACTACATAGACGGGGCTGCTTACGCTGCCATCGCTGGGGAGTGCAGGATAGATGACTGAGGACGACCTCCGCCGCCAGATCCAAGAGCTGCAACGACAGGTCAATTACTGGCGGGCCAGCACCGCTCACTGGCAGAAGCTCTGGGAGCAGGCAGCCAACAAGGTGATGCAGCTTGATCCTGCGTTCGACACGGTGTTCACCACCAGCCCGGAGAAGGTAAGAGCGCTGCGGGATGCTGTCGAGGATTGGCGAGATGGTGACTGAGGGCATCCCGCATTTCAACGCCATGCCCGTCGTCATCCGCGGCAAGCATTACCCGTCGCAGCGGGCGGCGGCGGCGGCCCTCGGCATCACGCAGTCGGCCGTCAGTCGGATGCTCACGAAAAGGGGCGAGCTGTCTGCCTGCGGGCTGCGTAAGTATGGGGCACCCGGCAACCGCAATGCCTCCCGCCCGCTGACGATCGGCCCGCTGACGATCGGCCCGCTGACGTTCGAGAGCAGGACGAAGGCCGCCGAAAGGCTCGGCATCACCCGCAATCAGATCAGCCGGTGGATCTCGAAGCGGGCGACACCCGGCCAGCGCGAGATGCTGCTTGCCGCCGTCATGCGACTGTCGATGAAAGAAGGCCCCCGCCGGAGCGAGGGCCAGTTGCACAGGGAGAACACATCACCGGGAGGACGACGGTGATGTCTTATCCTTGCGCTCTTTCTCGATCTTGGCAAGCGTCCCGTAGACGTAGGCGTCCTTGCGCTCGCCCTTCAGACCCATCTCCTTGGCCCGTGCCATCAGGCTGCGCTCGATCTTCTTAGGCATCACCCTTCTCCCTCGTTCCTGCGACTGATCGCCGCTGCCTTGCGTCTGGCATCCGCCTTCGACGATGCGCCCCACGCCATCAGGGATTTCAGAAGCCGCGTCGGCCGTCCTTTCTCATCCCGCTCCGGGCCTTCCATGTTCCCCATGCGCGCGAGGAAGGATGCCCGCCGCGGGGTGTCGCCCGATTTGACGGGAGCCTTGAGATCCGAGCCTGGGTTCTCGCGCTCGTAGGACCGGCGGCCGGCCTCGTTCAGACCGCCGCTCTCGGCTTTGCCTTCCTTGCGCGTCCAGGCTGCGGTCTTAGCCATCTTTCTTCTTCTCTTTGAACCCGCCGACCTTGCGCTTCATCATGCTGTAGGTCTTCGGGTCAACGGTGCTTTCGGACTTGGGCCGGCTGGTGCCAGCTTCCTTGCGCTTGTTGATGTTAGCATAGAGGCCGGGTTTCACATCAAGCTCCATGTCTTTGCTTTGACAACATTCTCGTGATACCTATAGCACACCATGAACCATGAATCTATCGGTCGCGCCGGAGAGTTCTTGGTGGCCCATCACCTTGAGATGGCGGGCCTGCGCACGGTGCATGCTGATGTTGTCGGGCAGGATCTCTGGGTGCGAACGGTGTCGAACCGCATGGTCACGGTGCAGGTAAAATCCACCGCCAAAGCGATAGAGCAGGATGGCAGGTTCTACTACACGTTCTATAACGGCACCCACATCTGGCGCGCAGATGTCTACGCTTTCGTCGCCATCGACGTTGGCCTCGTGATCTTCGAGCCGACCATGCTGAAACGCCGCAAGATCCAGCATGACCAGTTTACCCGAGAGCGGATGCAATCTTCGATAGCACAGTTTTTCTACTGACCATCGACAGGGCAACCTCAAGCGTCTCCTCGTTGCGCCGCAGCCAGCCCTTGCCAAACGTGGCGAAGGTGTTGAGGTTGCGGTAGAAGTTCTCGCGCATGATCGTTATCTTCTTGATGACGACCTTGGCATCCATCTTCTTGACCGCCGCCACGGTGGCCGCGCCTACAGCCCCGTCAGCCTCGACGCCAGCGATCTTCTGCAATGCCTTCGCCGCACGCCCGGTGCCGCTGTTCACGGCCCAATCGAAGACAGCCCAATCGACACCGCTCGGCAGCTCGTCGCCACGCACGCGGTCCCAGTACAGCTTCTTGTACAACGGGGCGACATCCTCGACCGTCAGCTTCTTCATGGCATCCTTGCCGGCGGGCTTGCCGATCCACTGCTCCCACACCTTGCGGGTGACGCCCAGATTCGTCTCGCCGCCGGGATCTTTCGGATGGTTCACATAGCCGCCCTCGTGCTTGAGCAGCATCTTGAGGCAGTCGTCGAAATTGTCCTTCATGCTTTCCTCCTGAACAGCCCGATGAATCCCCGCGCCATCTCCTGCGGGCTAGGCAACACCCAGCCCACGACCAGCGCGATCCATACCCAGATGGGTATATCCTGCACGTTGTTGATCGTCACGCTCTCGACCGACGCGGCCTCGATCTGCTTGGTTGTCGTGACGATATCGCGGCCAGCCTCGGTGCGCTCCTGATTGGCTACAACTTGCTGAGTGTTCTCCTTGCCCGCCTGCACGTTGGCCGCAACATTCGGACCGCCGCCGCCCAGCATGCCGAGAGGCAAAGCCCCGCAGCCCGTCAGCAAGATCGACAGCGCCAGCGCCTTAGCTTTCATCGCCACGCTCCCTTGTTCTGACATATGCGCTTGCTCCCATGAACGCAGCCACGACCGCCGCCTGCGCCGTGTAGAACATCGTCATCAGCCCGTTCAGCGCCTCGATGCGGTCGGTCGGCAGGATCGGCAGGATGAGGACCAGCGTGAGTGCGACCATGCTGCCCATCGCCACCCATGCCATATGCCGTTGCTGGTCCTGCTGCTTGTCCCAGTTCTCGATCCGCGTGAGCCGCTCGTGCTTCCCGATCTCGCCGTTGGTCACCACCCCGTCGCCATCC